AGCGAGGTCTACTCCACGAAGTGGCTCTCCATGTCCTTCCACGACATCAAGCACTACATCAAGATCAAGGAGGTGGCGGTCGGCCTCTTGATGGACATGTTCGACAAGACCAGGGAGAACTCCAGGATGAGCGGCCACTTGGACAACGTCTTCGACAAGTCCTACGTCACCCAGATGCTGATATGCTTGGAGCACAAGAGGGGCACCTCCACCTCCAGCCAGTTGAACAGGTACTTGATGCACTCCGTCACCTCGTACATATCCAACAGGACCAAGATGGTGGACGACATAAACTCCGACCCCGTCAGGTCCAGGGTCGAGTCCTACATCAGGCTGATGCAGATGGAGTGGTACGAGAAGACCTTGATGAAGTCGGAGCAGATCTGGTACAACAAGATCATCAACATGGCCTCCACCGCCACCGACTACGACAGGTTCCACCTCACCTCCATGTTCGACTTGGACAAGGAGGTGGAGTTCTCCTTGATCATGAACGAGATCTACGTCTGCAACTTGTTCGAGAAGTCGTCGGGGTTCACCGAGCACAGGATGAAGAGGATCGTGGAGAAGATGACCGTCGCCGAGAAGCACTTCAGGGAGATCCAGGACACGGACGAGTCCAAGGGCAAGATCAAGAACTTGATGGAGTTCATCAGCAAGAAGGACGAGTTGCACACGTTCGACAGGGACTTCGTGGTGTCCGCCACCGAGGAGTACTTCAAGAAGAAGGCGTCGAAGGTGAAGATCAAGCTCGCCATCCTCAAGTCCACGTCCTCCGTGGTGGACTCCGCCATGATGATGACCAGCTCCTTGGTCAGCGGCCCCTTGGCGTCCGAGGCCTTCGAGTTCAGCGAGAAGATAGTGAAGAGCAAGTCCTTCTTGACCGTGTACGAGGCCGTGTCCGAGCTGTCCACCAACATGTTGACGGAGATGGTGAGCAAGTTCGACGCCGTGGACGCCGTGTTCACCATCTTCCCCAAGGACCAGATCGGGGGGCCCAGGGAGATCTTGATCCAGTCCATCCAGCTGAGGTTGATGGTCAAGTTCCTGGAGACCTTGTCCAAGGAGTTCTGCAAGGTGCACGAGAAGGAGATGCTGACCAAGGACAGGAAGAAGGCCGAGCTCCAGGCCGACAAGATGTCCGAGCTCAAGGAGACCTTGAGGCTGCTGAGGAAGAAGAACGAGACCAGCATCATGATGTCCTTCAACGCGGACGCCTCGAAGTGGGCCCCGGGCTTCGTGATGGAGCACTTCATGTACTTCGTGAACGCCTGGGACATCCCGAAGGAGCTGAAGAACCTGATGTTGTCCATCATCTCCGCGTTCTCCAACAAGAGGATGCTCGTGCCCGAGGCGTTGAAGGCCAAGTGGAGCAGGAAGCCGGACGACCAGAGGGAGTTCTTGGAGGGGGTGGAGACCTTCAGGTTGGAGAGCGACAACAACATGGGGGTCGTGACCATCAACTCCGGGATGGGCCAGGGGATGTTGCACTACCTCAGCTCGTTCTACCACTGCGTGATGGACGACATGGCGGAGAACATCACGAACGAGTTGATGATGAGGGTCCACGGCACCAAGGTGATCTCCACCTCGTTGATCTCGTCCGACGACAAGACCAAGATGATGATAATGGTCTTCAAGAAGGGCGCCTCCAGCTCCGAGGAGGCGATGAAGACGTACATCAAGTCCTTGGACACCTGCTCCAGGCTCGCCAACATCCACATCAACTGGAAGAAGTCCGGCCTCAACTTCGTGATCACCGAGTTCAACTCCTTGTTCTCGGTGGGCAAGAGGATGCAGTGGGCCACGGTGAAGGACATATACAACTCGAACAGCATCCCCGACTTGTCCTCCCCCGAGGACGCGTGCGTGTTCATGATGTCCAACATCAGGAGGTGCGTGGAGCACGGGATGTACTTGTCCACGGTGGACAAGTTGTTGAAGATGGCCAGGGCCCAGCTGATCAAGTACTACAGGTACGACGAGGCGTTGATCAGCCAGTTGAAGGAGAAGTTGGACTGCGACGAGGAGCAGCTGCCGTACCACTTGGGCTTCCTGCCGAACAAGTACTTGCTCGAGTCGCTCTTGTACGGCTTGGAGGTGAACATGTTCAGGAGCGACAACAGCACGAAGCTCAACTCCTTCTACAGGAAGCTCTACTCCGCCTCCCCGAACGAGACCAACTCGAACGTGAAGAAGCTGGTCCCGTTCTCCGACACCAGCAGGGGCAGGTACTGGTTCGAGTTGCCCGTGAAGTTGGACAAGAAGCTGAAGGAGATCAAGAAGGGGTTCTACGAGGACTTGGTCCAGCAGAACCCGAAGGACATCATGGGGGAGGCGGAGGTGTACTCCTTGAGCACCAACATGGTGAACACCGACATGAAGCACTACAACATCTTCTCCAAGAACTACTTCATGGGGATGAACCGGAAGTACGAGTTCCAGGACTCGATGGTGGTCCACTCCCTGGTGAGGGCGTTGCAGAGCTCCAAGGCGAGGGGGGTGATCTTCCCCCAGTCGAAGGAGTACATGGACGACGAGGAGGAGTACACCTCGATCAAGAAGGAGTTCATGTTCTACAAGGACAAGGTCAACAAGATCAACCAGAAGCTGGAGAGCCCCAGGTTGGACGAGGCGGAGAGGTTCGAGCTGAGGAAGAACTTGGAGGTCTGCCAGATGAAGACGTTGGACTTGGACATGAAGAAGGCGTTCGCCCTGAACAACTTGAACAACCAGAGGATCGACATCAACATGTTCGTGGACGAGATCATGGCCAAGGACGACAAGCTCTCCTCCCTCTTCCTGTACAAGGGGCTGGAGGAGATCATCAAGTTGGCGGACGACATCAGGAGGGACTTGCCGTCCCTCAGGAAGTCCAACCGGTTCACCCACGCCACCATGAGGAACGTCAGGTTCTACCTCAACGACATCACGCTCTACTCGGACACCAGGGAGATCTTGGAGTACTTGTTCGACACCAAGAAGGACTTCAGGAACAGCACCGTCATGGCCATCGAGGGGTTGATCAAGCAGTCCGGGAAGTCCATCAACTACAACTACCACAAGTCCCCCTTCCAGTTCTTGGAGGACGTCATGGACAACAGGGAGACCCCCAACAAGACCTTCAAGGACTACTTGACGTTGAACCAGAAGACGATGAGGTACTTGAACATCAACATG